TTAACAAATACTTTAAATTTTTTACGACCAAAGCCTGCTTGTCCTTTTTTACGACCAAATCCTGCTTGTCCTCTTGTAATTCTTGAAGGTTTATTTAATCGAACCGATTTTCCTTGATATTTTGCCACCTCACTTCTTCTTTCTTCTTCTAACTGCTTTTTTTTTCATCTTCTTAGAAGGTCTACCCTTCTTCTTTCCGTATGTTCCTTTTCCGTATGGCATATTTTCTCCTTAGTTTAATGCTATTACTTTAACACTAGCATTTAATTTTGCATTTGTACTTCTAGCACCTATAGATGTTAGATGATTTTTACCATTAGCTAGAGTTACCTCAGTTCCTCCACTATGAGCAGATAAATAAGTTGCTGATATAACAAACTCAGCATTAGGCATTGCAGTAAAATCTACAGCTCCTGTTTCATAGTTTATAGTGCCTGAACCTGCTCCTATTAGATTACCATTACCATCATCATACATAAATGCACCTACATTAGGATTTTCTTCATAAGTAGTCCTATTAAAAACAGTATCTTCAGGTAATCTTGCAGCTACTGCTGACTCAACTACTGCAGGAAATCTTGCTATTTGATTTGAACCATCAAATAATTCATCTACATTAGCACTTCCACTTGTACCTGCTGTTAATGCTATTGCAGAAGTTGCTAAAAATGAACCTGATGTAAATCTAACATCGCCATCTACTAATCCCACAGTTACCCTCTTTTCAAAGAGATTCCCTTCAGTATAATACTGTTGGTCTAAAATATCTTGAATCTTGCTTAAAACACCATTTTTGCCCCCAAAATTAGTATTAGAAGTGTCTGTTGTAAAAGCAACTTCATAAGCACTTCCACCATCTACTGCTATTTTAAAATAATAAGTAGTAGAAGCAGATAAACCTGTATTAGTATTAGGAGTTATTCCTGATAAACCAACCTCTTGATAACCTGCACTATAAAACTTAAAACTTACAGAACCTGCAACAAGACCATCAACTAGAGCATTAACCGTTCTTCCATATCCAAAAAAGTTCATAGCCTTAAATTTACCGTCTTTATTTGTTTGTGCTACAGAATATCTATTATAATTATTATAAGCATTAAAAAATGGCAAATCTACTCTTATATCATCTGCATGAGTAGCTGCCGTAGATCCATGAGTTCCTCTTATAATAGTTAGTGTACTATTTGCTAAGTCAGCTCCTGTACCTACTGCTGTAACTTCACATATTTCACTTTCCAATCTAATTAAATCGCCTCTTTTAAAATACTTTGAATGACCATTTTCTAAATTTAAAGTAGTATGAGTAGCATCAGAACCCATTGTTGCTGATGTTGCATGGTCTACATCTGCTCCACTATCTAGAAATTCACTAGAATGAGGAGCAACATTAGAAATAGATGTTGCATTAGCACCTGAAGTGTCTGCATTATAACCTAATAATCTACCATTTGGCAGATAAATAAAATCTCCTGCAGGTAGTATCATTGTAGCATATCTTGTTACTGTAGCACCACCACCTGTATCGACAGAGTTAGCATCATCAGTATTAGAATTATCTTTCCATTCTTGATATGTAAATTGGAGTTCTGCTCCTACATTACTTTGATTATACACACAAACAGCCTTTATATTACTAACAGTATTTGGTGCTTTAGTTGTTGAAACAGATAATATATTAATAAAACCATCTGTATTATCAACTTCTTGTGTGTTTTCATATATGTTAGTATATGCTTTAGATTTACTAAAACTATTACCATTAATATTTAAATTTATATTTGCTTGTGCCATTACTACTCCCTTACCTTAAATGATATTTAACTGTTGCATTAATTGTATAATCTGAATTTACTGAATCTGACCTGAATGTAAACAAAAGAACTTTACCTGCATTTATATTCGCTGAATCTATCGTTAGCTGTTGATAATATGATTGCTCATTACCTGCATTTGTTATATCAGCACCATGTGCTACTAATGTTCCACTTGACAAATCTCCACTAGTTGCTCCTGCTGTTGTAACAACATCGTATTGAAACATATGAGCCCTTGTAGTATCGCCTGTTGCAGTATCTGCTCCCTGCCAAAATACAACCCTATCTATTGTTATATTATCCATAATATACCAATAACAAGCAGTTGCATCATCTGCATCTGAACCTAATGTTAGTGAAGTAGCAGGGTCTGTACCTGAACCTAAAGAAACTAAAGCAGAAGGTAATATACTATTAAAAGATACTGCATAGTGAGTATTAGCTAATGCTCCTGACCATTGAAGATTTATACCATTAATTCCAAAATGAGCATATTGAGTATTTACAGAATGTTGTCCTATACCTGCTTTTACTAAATCATTAGTAGAATCAACTGCAAGTAAAGCATTACCATCTGCATCATAAATAACTGTGTTAGTTGTTGTATCTGTTGATGGCTGAACCTTAGCATTTCTATCAGATAAATGTAAAGCAGTAGTATCTCCATCTCCACAAGTTATCTGCTTTATAGATGATCCTATTCCTGTATTTGAATTAGATGTATGTAAAATATCTTTATATACATTTTTTATACTACTTCCTGTAAAACTAGCCATTATTTATCCTTTTTTTTACTTTCTTCAGCATTTTTCTGCTCTAACTGTAAAAATTCTATTGCTCCCATACACTTAATATAAGCATTTTTAAACTTCTCTGCATTTTCTTGTAATTCTTTTAACTTTTCCTCGTAATTCATTCTATTTCTCCTCGTTTATTATATTAAATTTTTGCCATTTTTAAACCAACTACATATCTATCTTTACCTGAAATAACTGTAACTGACAAAGTACCCTTGCTAAAACTAAAAGATAAATTATCAATTCCTTTTGCTAAACTCATTCCTATTTTCTTAGTATTAGCAGTAATAGCACTTGCTTGAGAACTTGTTATACCTGTCTTTGCTGTGTTTACTACAATAGCATTTGCTTGTGCTGTTGTTATACCATCTTTATTTTTTTCTGTATTAATTTCATTTTGCAAAGAAACAACTTTATCAATATGAGTATTTGTTTTTGTTAAACCTTCGTCTAATTTAGTAGCTAAAGATTTTATATAAACCATTAATGGGTCTGCATTATCGCCCTCAATAACTAATTCATTGTATTTATTATTTACTTTATCGTCTAAAAACTTATCTATAGCCATTAATCATATTCTCCACTAAATGTTACACTAAAATATAAATCTTGATTCCCTGAAGTTGCATCTTTTTTTAACCATATGTATAAGGAATCTCCTGCACTAAAAGTATTACTTGAACTAATATCTGTGCTTACATTATAAACTCTTGTCGTATGTGATGTGCTAATTGCTGAAGTTGTCCCTATCAAAGTAGCAGTAGCAGTTGTTCCATTATGTGGTGGAACTGCTTTATATACATAAAATTTAAAAGCATCTGTTGCTCCTGTGTCTAAAGCTTGTCCAACTACTGTTATGTTAGTTAATGTTCCATCAGCAGGTGCAGTAAATGCAGTAGAATATGAATCGTAATTCGATAAAGATGTAGGACTACTATCAGAATTACTCCAATTATCGTTACCAAATCTATAGATTGTATAGTAATTCGATGTAGAATTATTGTTAATTTTATATCCACCTAGGGTTTGACGCCACCTTGATGTTCCACCACCACCTGCAGCACTAGTACCACTTGTTAATTGTATGTCATTTCCTGCATCAGTAGTAAAGTATAGTTCATTAGGAGTAGCTGTTTTTACCCATAATTGTCCATAAGCTGCAGTATCTGCCACAGCATCTGCTGCTTCTTTTATTTTTAATGGTGCATCTGATTTTATTTCAGTCGCAGGAGTTAAATTTAATTCTCCATCAGGGTCTAATAATAAATGTGCATCAGTTCCTGCTGCATCAATAGTATTTATTGAAGTACTTCCATTCTCGCTCACAATTATATCAAGATAATCAGCTACACTATTACCACCCATTTCATACATTCTAAGTTGTGTATAATTTTCTGCTTCTCCAAACATAGAAAAAGCTCTATTTGTTGCTCCGTCTAAAGTTATATGAAAAGCAGCATTTTCATCTCCATCAGGTACAGTAACTGTAGTCCTGCCACTTGCAGGAGTTAAGTTTAAATCTCCTGTTCCTTGTGTAGATAAAACAAGGTCAGTATTAGTAGATGATTGTAGTTCTAATTTATATTCTGTACTCATATTTATCCTACCATGTTCTCTAACTCCATGGCTTAATTTAACATAACCAAGAGAACCTGAATAATCACTTTGCCCTTTATCTACTGTGAAAGCTGTGTAAGCATTTGATTTAAAAAATAATTTAGCTGTATTCCCTGTATCACTAGCTCCTTCTACAGTTTGTATTTGCAAACTACCTACATAATCTATACCTGCTATTTCGCCCCAATCATTAGCATCTACTACATTATTAAATTTAAAACTTGGAAAAAAATTACTATCCATACCTGTCGATATAAGCTTATACCCTCCACCAAAACCTATATGCAAACTATCAGCTTCTATAAATACTTCACCTGTTGCATCTCCAACTATAAGTCCTGTAGTTAATTGGTCTGTAAATAAAGTATCTGCTACTAATTCATTTCTAATAAATGTTCCATCTATAGATAATTCAATATTGGTAGTTAAATCATTTATAATTATTGGTTTTAAATCTTTATCTAAATTAGAATCTGAGCCTAATGAAATTGGATTTTTTCTTTTAGGCTCAAAGTCTTTTGGACTACTAGTTGATATACCTCTTTTTGGCACTACTTTCCTTTTACTTTATCCACAATAGGTTTTAATACCATATCCCAAACTAGATCATCTTTCTTAGATGGACTAAGTTTGATTGCTTTTTCTACTACATATAATACTAATAAAACATATTCCCAATTACTAGTTAATAGTTCTAACATATTATTTCTCCTTTGATTTACATTTACATTGTTTGCATACATGGAACTTTCTTTTTGGATGTGAATCTACTTTTAATTTAGCAATATCCACCTCATTTTTTTCTATAGTTTTTCCTTGTTTTGCTATAGTCTTTTGCATCTGCTTTACTTGTATGTCTAATTCATTATCTTCTTCTACATATTTGCGAAGTTTTTTTAATTCTCTTTTTTGCATTACTTTTTTAAGTATTACATCTATTGCTTTTTTTGCTATTAATCCTTGTAACATTTACTCATCCTCATCATATAATTTAAAAATTTCATCCCAATATACTAAGTATAAACCACCAATAAAGGTTATTATGAATCCTAATACAAAATAACCTAATTCAATCATTGTTTATCGCAATCATCCCACTTTTTAAGATCTAACATCGGTAGTGGTTTTTCTATCATGTGGTCTTTTAATTTTGTGTTCTGTACAGAAACCTTATTGCCACCTTTTATATAAGGCTTACCTTCTGAACAGCCTACTTCATAAACAAACATTGTGGTTTTCCACAAAGAAATTCTAGTTATACGAGCAGGTCTACCGTCAAGTATAATAGTATCATCAACATTTAAATCGTTCCCTGCCATTACTTTCAATCCTTCTATTGCAGACTCTATCGTACTCTTTCCCAATAGGAAAAAGAAAGCTGCCATAGCCATCCAACCATACTCGCCTATTAAATGCTCTACTATTTCCTTGTCCATTTAGCCTCATTAATTTTTATTACCGTCTATTAATTTGCCCCATAAATTTGTTCTACCTCTGATAATTTCTACAACTTGAACATTAAAATCTCCATTATCATAAAAGTCTACTATAGCAAAAGCATGATTCCAATTAGTGAGATTGCCTCTTAACCAATCCTCATCATTCATTATATCTTTTAAACAACCCATACTCCAGGCACTTATTGTTCCACCTAATCCTGTATGAGTATGTCTTTGCAGGTCGTGAGTATGACCATACATAACACTTTCTCCGTACATTAATATATGTGCTTTAGCATGATGCATACCTGTTCTATGCCCATGAGTGAAGTTTAATTTACCAATTTTTAGAGGTATTTTCCTAAAGTAAGGATGAAACTCATAACCTCTCTTTTCTAATTTTAAAGCATTTTCAGTATAAAAACGAGGTCGTGTAGTTTTTTCAGCATAGGTATCAAGCCAAACCTCGTGATTTCCCTGAACAAAATGCCTTGTTTCACATTTAGCCTTATTAAGAGATTTATCGATTTGATCCATACCTGCATTAACTTGTTTAACTGATTCATCTAACATGGGTATTAGAATGTTATCAGGTGGCTTATCTACTGTTTTCCAATGATGATTACTAAATAGTTCCCATTCGCCTGTATCTCCTAAATCTATATAAATATCAGGTTTTACTATTTCGATTGCTTTACACACAACATTAATACTAGCTTGGTCATGTAAGGGAAAGTGTTTATCAGGAGTTACGATAGCTCTATTGATAACTCCTTGATCTTTCAAAGCCATATATTTACCTTGTTTTTTGTAACAGAATTTAGTATAGAATATTAATTATTCCTAATTTCCTTCAGCAGGTTTCTCCACACACTTATAAAGATTGCTGTTAAAATACCGATTCTAAGTCCTAAAGGTATCATTTCGATGTAAGAGATACCTATACCACCTATTCCTTGCGATACAGTACCTATTTTTGATTCTAAAACTGTTCTAAGAGTATCCAATTATATGCTCCTTAATGTTTCACTAAGTTCTTTAGCTCTGTTTGGTGTTTGCTTTGCCCACAATGAGTTTAGCATTTCTATTGAAGCATCCTCGTATTGTTCTGTTTCTAATAAGTATATTGTTTTTTTAAATTTACTAAACCCTCTGATACCAAGTTGATAGCACATGTTGACTACAACCCCTTTAGCTTCAGCATCAATCGTATTAAACCAAGGGAATGCAATATTAATTCTTTCTAATAATTTATGAAGCTTTTTCATTAAAATAAAAGTAGCTGTATCTTCATCTAACACTAAATCTTTAATAGCGAATCCATAACCTATAGTATCATATCCTTCAGTACATTGATAAACTTTTGGTTTAAATCCTTCGTGTTTTTTTATATCTATAACTATATTTTTTAACTCTTCAGACATTAATTCTCCCATGTAGAATAAAGGGGCAGTTGCCCACCCCTTTATTTTTATACTTCATTAACATTAGTTAATTACGATTAAGCAGCTTCGTAATCAATTAATGAGAAGATTCTTCTATCTCCTTGAGCATCAGCACATTTAGCTACTGCACCATAAGCAGATTCGCAAGTTACTAACCAAGACAAGTGTGAATGTCTATAGCTTGCAGTTACTTGAGCTTTCTTGCTGAAAGCAGAGTATAAAGCACTTTCGTGCATTGCAAAACCATAAAGAATATCGTCTTGTTGTCCACCTGTGTTATCAAAACTCGCAAGAGCTGTAATACCTTTGGTAGCATCTGCAGTTACTGCAGCACCTGTACCACCAACATATGGAGATTGAGTTACATAAACAGGCATACCTAATATATTTCCTGCCATACCTGTTCTAGCAAAATCGCCACCTAATGGAGATGCCATAGTACCTTCACTATAACTTGCAAGAGTATTAAGAGAGCTCATCATAGCAGGAGAAAGCACTAAGCTCCACCCATCTGTTGAACCTGTTTCTCCTAATATTTTTGCATATAGGTTAGTAATATTAGCTTGACTTAACACACTACCTGTTGTTACAGTATGTAGTGATGTATTATCATCACCACCAACAACACCTGTATCACTTTTTAATAAGTCATTTAGTTTTTTAGCAATAGTATATGATAAAAAATTATCAAATGCTCTTGCATTAGCATAAGCTAATTGCTTAACATAAATACTCATTAAATCATAGCTAGATTGAACATTAACAATATCAGGTACATATACTGAAGATACATTGTATTCAGCTATACTTAATGAAGTTGTTGTTCCTCTATCACTATTAGAGTTAGCTACATCAGGAGCTATTTCTGCACCTTGTGTATAAGCCTGAACACCGGGCACACCAATGTGTGGTAAGTTAATTGTATCTCCAAAACTAGATACATTAGCTGATAAATCAGTTCCTAACTTATCGAATAGTGTGATCTCTCTAAATACATCTTCTATCGCTTGCCCCCATACTTCAGGTACAAACGAATCGGCAACATCTGTAGCATCTACTGCACCTGCAGCACCACCACCTAATACTTGCCCTGCGTCAAATGGGTCTGTTAAAGCCATTTATTCTCCTTTAATTAAATCTGTTTCGCTGTCTAAAAAGACCTTCATTTTTCAGAATTATTTTTTATTATATTGATTTATTATTGTTTTCCAATTTGCTCGTCTTTCATCAACCGTCATTTTAGAATAAGGTTTTTCAGGTAAGACTTTCCTTGATTTACCTGCAATTTCAGGAGCATTTGGTTTAACATTATTAATTTTAGTTGTTACATATTCAAGAGTTTCTAAATCCAACTTAGATAAAGATTCTCTTTCATCTTCAGGATGGTTTTCTAATAAAGAATTTCTTTTAGCTTCCTCATACTTAGACCACTTCTCAGCATTAGCAGTTAAACTCTCATTTTTAGAAAATTCCTTATCATATAAGGCTTTAAAGTTTTCTTTTTCTTTAAGTTTATCTGTTTCTGCTGTAGCAAGACTTTTTTCTAATTTAGCTAAACGAGTTTCAGCATCCTGAGCTCTTTTTCTATACTTTTTGCTTTCTGCAATTAACCCATCATTAGAGCTATCTTGAGGAGTTTCTGTAGCAGAACTTTCACTAACTGTTTCTGTAACTGCTGTTGTTTTTTCTTCGGACATACTGCCCTCCATTGTTAATTTATTTTAAGTGTATTTTACTTATTTTTGCAAAATAACTATATATAACTTAAATTAAATATAGGTAATAATGCAAATTATTGGAAAAATCACTTACAGAATATAAAGAAAAATGGTTTGACTTTATGGGGTATAC